ACCGATAAAGGCGATCATGAGATCGCCCTCAACAGTTTATCAAGTGCAACACCTGTTGCTTTTTCTAGTCCATCGCACGAGTCGATATCTACAGCTTTACAGATTGCATGCACTAGGTCACCTTTAGTAGGTGCTGCTTTTTTCTTCGCGGGAGCGGGCTTGCTGATATAGTCAAGTCCCTCGCGCTTTACTTTCGCAATGATAGAACGCACATTTCGATTAAGTTCTTTGGCTAAAGCTTGAGCCTTGTCAAAGTCGATTGGCTGAGCATCTCTCAGCATTTGCACCATCTCTGGTGTGTAGTTTGGTTTAGTCATAACGACCTCCGTTGTTAAGTGAGTGTATATAATAACAGATTCAACGAGTCTGTCAACCATTTTGTGTGACCGCTTTACCTAATGTGGTCACGCCTGCGAACGATCCGAGAGTACAAAATAAGCCTAGAATCGTGCCCGCGTTGATTCCAAAAAATAAAGCAGTCATACAAAAAAGTGTAAATGATGCAATGAAGATTAAAATGAAAATGAAAAATAAAATTTTTAAAGCCATGTCGTTCTCCTTAGTTATGTGTATATAATAACATAATGAGCGAGGGTGTCAATTAGTTTGATGAATAGTCATTATTCACCGCATGAATGGGGGCGGTTTGCAGACCTTGACATCTGACGACCGCGCGCGCTCCCCCATACGTACGACTTGGGGTAAAAATACTTCTTGACATATAGGTGAAACTTTGGTATACTTTAGTAAAAATGAAAAGTGAGTACTTTTAGTACAAACTCTTCGTTCATCTTACATAGGGTAAGACGGAAGTAGGGATTTCCCGAAGGAACGCAAAAGCCTTTACAAGGAGATAACTATGGAAAAGAAGGAATATACTTATGTATACCGTGGTGTAAAGTACACTGTATATCGGTAACCGTCAAAGCCCTCTTCGGAGGGCTTTTTTATGCAGGTAAAAGGAGGTGCTTGTGATTGAAGAAGAAATACGAGCCCGTCCAACCAGGGCAAGACTGGTCTGAGTGGGAAACCTGGGCTGGATTGGGCATAGCAATAGCAATAATGATAATATGTATATATGTCGGAATGGACAGTAGCGGTTGGGAAAGAGGTTACTTGGACAAATAAAAAATAATTCTTGACAAAGTTTCCTAAGTAAGATATAATGGTCGAATAAAAAATATAATTATAAACTATAGGTTACACATGAAACGATTACTTTTATTTTTGATGTTAGCGAGTGGAGTAGTTACTGCACAGGATACGACTACGGCTACTGATGTAATAACAACTGACTCTACCACAACAAGTGACATAACTTCGACTACTACAACTACTCTGAAGTCGCCCCCTCCTTCAGCTGTAATCCCGACGATGAATAATACAAACTCTGATTTGTGTACTGTCGGTGTAGCAGGTGCAGTTCAAACGCAGATACTTGGTATTTCTGCAGGAGGCTCTGTAAGAGATATGAACTGTGAAAAGTTAAAAAATGCAAAAGTACTTTATGATATGGGCATGAAAGTTGCAGCAGTATCTGTAATGTGTCAAGACAAAAGAGTTTTTGATGCAATGATGATGGCAGGAACTCCTTGTCCTTACGATGGTATGATAGGTGAAGATGCGAAAGCAGCTTGGAGCACAAATATTGAAGAGCAACCTGTCAAAGAAGAAACTCAAGGTAGTTTAGATGAAGTTACGAAAAAGACACTTATTGGGCTTAGCGGTGTCGCTAGCCTTCTCATCATGCTTGTCGTACTCTAATGATATAGTATTTGGTTCGACACAAAATGCTGCTCAGTTTGGTTTAAACTGGGTGATGACAAATATATTACCGCAGCAAGCTGGTCTTACTGTGGGAAGTGTTATTTATAGATATCGTGCAGTAAAAGATCCAGAATCAGATATGATAGTGTATGTGCAAAATGAAAATGCACTTGGTGATGGATATATTTTTCGTGAAGCAGATGATTGGTCAGGTTTATCAGGAACTGGTATTTACAAAGTAGTGCCCGTAGGAGCAATACCGATAGAATACTGGGGAGACGGGTCAATTGAGATAGATGGTGATGGATCAGTAGAAGATCCTTCTGTGGTTTATACTTATCAGTATGATCCTTGTTTTGATCCACAAAGTGATCCTGAATGTGATGGATATGAAATACAGTATGATTTAGAAGATATCATACCTGTTGTAGATTTTAAAGATCCTCTTGAAGATGAGTTAATACTTGAAGAGATCGAAGATGAAGAAATAGAAGATAAAGAAGAGGATGAAGAAGAGTTTGCACGTAGATTAAAAATTGCAAAAGCTAAACTTCAGCTGCAAACACTCCTCGGAGGTATCAATACAGACTTGTTAGATGGTGATGCACTGTCACAAGAGCGTGCATTTTTTGCATTGAACTTTATACCACCCGCATACTTTAATGTTTTAGATGGCGGCAACTATGAAGATACTTTAGTTTTTGAACCTAAAGAAATGCCAAAAAGCACAGCAGCAAAAAGAGTGGGTCTCGCTCAGCAAAAACTGCATGAAGAGATGATTAAAAGCCAATATGATAAATAATTATCAAGCGTGCTCTGCACATGGAAATTAAACTATGAATAAATTATTAATTTTACCAGTTGCTCTAGCTTGCACAGGAGCTATTGCATCTTCAAATATTCCTATAACAGGATCAGTAGAGTCTAAGTGTGTAATTCAGACAGATACTGATGGTGTATACGGCAACCCAACAGCGGATAAACTAAGTACAGCAGTTTCAGATGGAGGAGTTCTTCCAGTTGTTCGTTATGATATTGTAACAGCAAACGCATATAAAGCTGTAATAAGTCATCCAGACAGTTTTTCATCAAGTCCAACACTGACAGATACAGTAGCGTGGACAGGATCAACAACACTTACTAGTAGTTCAGATTCTAACATGTCAGCTTTTAATGACAATAAAGTTACTTATAATAATAGTTCAGAATTTGATTTAACAATCGCAGGAAGTGCATGGTTTAGTGTTACTTCTACAGCAGAATATGGTTATGATAAAGCATTTCCAGCAGGTACATACTCTGCAATGGTTACTGCTGAGTGTATAGCCCAGTAATGCGTTTATCTATCATATTGTTTTTAATAGGATTGAGTGGGTACACAAGTGCCCACCAATTCACTCCCACATATCCAGAACTATCTCTGTCATATGTAAAAGGAGTATATAAAGCAGATATGTTACTGTTTAATAATAGACAAGATATATCATACTATGCCATAGGTGTATATGATAAAGATTGGAAGCCTGTCAAGTTTGCAACAGAAAATAGAATTGTAAAAATGCAACATTTAGAACGTAAAAATATAACTGTTTATATTCGAGAAGAAGATAAAAAGAAAGCATTATATATTTGTTCTAAATCAAAGACTTTAGTTGACGAGGCACAAACATCAATAGTTACATCTAGGATATGTTCAAAAATAAAGTGAGATTAAGTGAAGTATTTATTATTGTTACTCATTTTTGTGAGTCAATTTACATGGAGTCAGTCTAGTTCGTTGAATCTAAACTTACCCAATGCCCCGCAGACTTATGCTTCTGATAGAGTCCGTGCTGGAACTACAGAATGTCAACAAGCAATCGGTTCAGGCACAAATGTTGAGTTCGGGGTCGTAGGATTTATCAAACCTGGATATGAATATCCTTACACACCAGTACAAGACTTCACAATGCCACAAGAACAAGTACGAGATGTCGGAGTCTATGCACGTATCACCATACCGATAGGTGCTCCAAAAGAAAGAATTAATTGTAATACTTTGTATCAACTTGAGTTGGAAAAGAAGAGAGTCGAAGTTTTTAAACTAAAACAAGAAATAGAACAGTTGAAAGCACTTCGATTTGCAGCAGAGGATGAAGAATAATGGCAGAGTTTGAGTTTGCAGGAATGAAATTTAAAGGCGGTAAGATGGCTGTTATACTTACGGCACTGTCAACACTTGGAGGTGCTTCTTGGGCAGCTTTTGAGTTTTACAAAGATTATATGGATATGAAAGAGATTGTACAAAATATAGATGTAGATGCAATCGATGCCAGAAATGATGTAATCGAAACTAAACTAGATGAAGCAATAGATTACACACGAGATATCAAATCAGGACTACGAGACGATATCTTACGAATCGAAAGACAAACAGACCGTGTAGAAGCAAAAGTACGTGATTCAGAAGATCGTATGCAAACTACACTTCAAAATGCAGAGGAACGTTTTGAAAATAAACGTGACGCACTTCAGAATGATTACGATAACGGAGCAAATAGACTTCGTGAATCAAACAAAACAGATATGAAAGACCTCCGGGAAAAGATGGAGCAAGACATGGACGATCTGGAAGAAAGACTAAACGAGAAGCTACAGAGAGCCCTTGATAATCCACTTGCAGACTAATGCTCTGGCTCTTACTTTTTGCCAGCTTCACAGCATCAGCACAATGCTGTTACAATCCAGAGCCTGTTGATCTCTTTGAGACCCCGCATAAAAAATACAACTTTGAGTTTGAGTTCAAAGAACCAAATAGAGATTTTGAAATATTTATACTATTAAATGTATTAGATGGTTATACGACTTATCGTGGACTGAAGAATCCAAATGTAACAGAGCTAAATCCAATACTTGGTAATAATCCAAGTCCAGGTAAACTTGCTGCAATCAAAACTTTTGGTACTTGGTATACTTACAAATATGTTCCAGAGTCAGATTTAAAAATACTCAATAAAATACTATTAGTCATAGTCATGAATAATTTAGACGTACTTGATGAGGTCGGAGAAATTTCTTATTGATGATTTAACCTCAGAAAAATTGTTCTTGACAATTTAGCCCTAAATGAGTATAATTTGAATCATGGCAAAAGAACTAACTACAATTTCACCTGAGGGACTAGAAGTAGCGAATAGTTATCTTCAGTTCGGAAACATACGGGGAGTATGCGACCATCTTCAGGTTGCCGAAAACAAAGTAGTTGAAATACTAAACAAACGTGAAGTAAAGAAATATATTGACACAGTTTATTTAGATATAGGTTACCGCAATAAGAATAACATTGGTTCCGTATTAGATGAAATGATTGCTTCTAAACTTGAAGAAGCACAGGAGTCTGGTATTTACTCCTCAAAAGACTTAGCAGACTTATTACAGATGGCGCATAAGATGCGCATGGATGAGATCAAGGCACAAGCCGATCTAGCAAAAACAGAAAGCAATAACATCAAAAACCAAACCAATGTACAGATTAATGAAGCTGTTCCTTTTGGCCAGGGTAATTATGGTAAGCTTATGGAGAAACTTTTAAATGGAACAGACTGAAAAATTTAATGATCTTGAGAAAGATTTCGCTGCTCACGAAGTGATGTGCGAAGAACGATGGAAGACCTGTTTTCAGCGTTTATCTGATGTAGAAGAGGCACTCCGTCGAATAGAAAGTAGGATGTTAGCAATTGGTGGAACAATGACTTTGTTCCTAGCTGGTGTAATAGTAACACTATTAACCAAGATGTAGGAGAAAAATATGCCGTATCATAGTGGTGGTCGTAAAAAGAAAAAGAAACCAATGAAGAAAAATGGAAAGAAGCGTAAAGGGCTTACTGCAAAGCAGAAAAAGCTTCCTCCTGCGCTTCAAAAAGCAATCTTGAAGAAGATGAGAGGTGGATAAAAATGGAAGTCTATTTTAAAAGAGATCGTTGGTGTGCACGAAATTCTTTAGGTCAACTAAGAAAGTTTACTGATAAGAAAGATGCAATGGCCTTCTCAGGAAAAGTTATGAAAGCCGATATTTGTCACGATGAAAGCGACGCAATAGAAGCAGAAAAAACTTTAGCCGAAAAAATGGAAAAAGCAAAAAGCAAAAGACCAAAACCAGCAGTCATTTTAGATGACTTACAAGGATCTTATGAATAATGAAGAAATGCAATTGTTGCAAATGTTGTTCTTGCACTTGTTGCTAAGGAGACTGTATGAGACGTACTTATAAAGGAAAACGTGCACCTAAAGGGTATCATTTCATGCCCAATGGAAGACTGATGAAAGATTCAGCTCATAGGAAGAAAAGTGGCAAAAAGAAAAGATCCAAGAGTAGGTACAGGTAAAAAACCAAAAGGTTCAGGACGACGACTTTATACGGATGAAAATCCAAAGGATACCATTCGTATAAAGTTCGCTACAGCAAAAGATGCTCGAGCTACAGTTGCAAAAGTCAAACGAGTAAGAAGATCCTTTGCAAGAAAAATTCAAATACTTACTGTAGGAGAGCAAAGAGCCAGAGTAATGGGAAAGAAGACAGTTGCTTCTATTTTCAAACAAGGCAAAACGAGTATAAGAAATGCCAGGAATAAGCGTAGCAAACGCTCCCGGACTAAAAAGAGAAGTTAGGGGCAAGCGAAGACGGAGAAAACGACGTGGCCGTAAAGCGAAAAAGAAAAGCAGCACCAAAAAGAAAAAGAGCAGCAAGACCATTAAGTGAGTCTGTAAAAAAGACACTTCGAGCAAAAGCAAATAAAACTCGATTTACTTATGGACAGTTAGCAAGTGTTTATAGAAGAGGTCAAGGAGCATATTTAAGTTCAGGTTCTAGACCAGGAGTATCAATGTCACAGTGGGCGTTTGGAAGAGTAAATTCATTTATTCGTGGTGGACATTCACAAGATAATGATATAAAGAGACGATCACGTGCCCGTAAGAAAAGTTAAAGGCGGTTATCGTTGGGGTAACTCTGGAAAGATTTACAAGCGCAAGGCTGATGCTGAAAAGCAAGGCCGTGCTATATATGCATCTGGTTATGGCAAAAAGAAAACGAAGAAGCGTTCCAAAAGATAGAAAAAGTAAGTTACCTAAAAAGTATTTAGGATCTACTTCAGGATCAAGACGCACTCGTTTAGCAGCAGTGCTAAAACGAATATCAAAACTTTATAAAGAAGGCAAAAAAGTGCCCAAGAGTCTATTGGACGAAAGAATAAGGTTAGGACGTGCCACACGCAAGAAGAGGTAAAAGTTTACTAAAAAGAGCAGGTGTACGAGGCTACAATAAGCCAAAGCGTACTCCTCGTCACAAAACTAAGTCACACATTGTTGTGGCAAAAGTTGGGCATAAAGTAAAAACAATACGATTTGGTCAGCAAGGTGCAAAAACTGCTGGTAAACCTAAACCCGGTGAAAGTCAAGCTATGAAAAGAAAACGAGCATCTTTCAAAGCAAGACATGCCAAGAATATAGCTAAAGGTAAAATGTCTGCGGCATATTGGGCGAATCTAGTAAAATGGTAGAAGAAGAAAAAAAGTTTCATCCAGCTGATACTAATGGTGACGGAAAAGTTTCTGACACTGAACAAGAAATGTATCTTGAGTTCCGAAGAAAAGAACTAGAAGATCAAGACGCACAACGGGATGCAATGAGAAAAATGACATGGTTCTCTTTATGGGGCATGTTGTTTTATCCTTTCGGCATTTTCTGCACATCATTATTCGGTTTAGATAGCGCCGCAAAAATAATTGGTGATATTGCTCCTACTTACTTTGTAGCTATCGCGGCTTTGGTTTCCGCTTTCTTTGGAGCCAATGCATATGCGGGGAAGAAATAAATGGAAATGTTATTTGATTTAGCAATGACTTTTTGGCAGTGGACAATAGTTATTTGTCTTATACTAATTGGTTTTATTATAAACTCATTTGATAAAAAAGAAGAAAAAAGACTTGGCTTTACTTACATGGACATGCCTAAGATGCAACCTGTTCCAATAGCAACAAAAGGAAAAGGTTTCTGGAAAGGTATTTGGATGTGGATTACTGGAGTAAGACATTGGACAGTATGTGAAGATTTTCACTATACTATCAATGGAGAAGGGTACATGATTCCAGCAGGTTTTCAGTTTGATGGAGCATCTGTACCAAAGTTTCTTGCAACTTTTCTTTCGCCAGTAGGTGTACTACTTATGGGAGGACTTGTACACGATTATGGATATCGTTATGGTTGTCTCAAAAGAGTAACTGGAGAGCACACTGATAGAATGACACAAAAAGAGTTAGATGTTGTATTTAGAGATATTTGCATCGAAGTCAATGGCTTCAAGGTTTTTAACTACTTAGCATGGGCAGCATTGTATGTATTCGGCTTTGTAGCATGGGGCAAAAATAGGAAAGCAATACCATGACATATATCAAAAAACTACTAAAAGAACGCACCTCTTGGGATGGTGCAATGTTAATCGGAGTATGCGGAGCATTTATACTCTTTGGAGGATTAGCAAAAATATTAGCTTGGATTGGTCTAGGCTATGGAATTTGGACACTTTTAAAAACAGAGAAGTAAAATGGCAGTAGAAGTAAGTCGCAGAGATATTCTCTGCGACGAGTTAGTTGAATTAGAATCTGAGGCAAAGTTCTTGAAACTTCCAATAAATCCTTACTTGGATTTATTGAACGTCACACCTTTACCTTCGCAGATAGCAATTATCAACGCGATAAATAATCCAAAATACCGTTTTGTCTCTGCCGCAGTCTCCAGACGACAAGGCAAAACATATATAGCCAATATTATTGGACAGCTCGTGTCTTTAGTACCTAGCTCAAATATCTTAATAATGTCACCCAATTATGCTTTGTCTCAGATTTCTTTTGACTTACAACGTACCTTAATAAAACACTTTGATTTAGAAGTACGCAAAGATAACGCAAAAGATAAAGTTATCGAACTATCAAATGGATCTACAGTCAGAATGGGATCTATTAATCAAGTAGACTCTTGTGTTGGTAGATCATACGATTTAATTATTTTTGACGAAGCGGCCCTCGCAGATGGTAAAGATGCTTTCAATGTAGCACTACGTCCTACACTTGATAAAGATAATTCAAAAGCAATCTTTATATCCACACCGCGAGGGCGCAACAACTGGTTCGCTGAATTTTTCTATCGAGGATTTTCAGAGGAGTTTCCAGAGTGGGCAAGTATAAAAGCCACATACACAGACAATCCTCGAATGTCCGAAACTGACATAGCAGAAGCTAGAAAGTCAATGTCAGAAGCTGAGTTTCGACAAGAATACGAAGCAGACTTTAATACTTATGAAGGTCAGATTTGGAAGTTTAACTTTGAAACACAAGTTAAAGACCTGTCACAATTTGAAGCAGGTAGCATGGACGTTTTCGCAGGTCTAGACGTTGGCTACAAAGACCCAACAGCAATGTGTGTAATCGCATATGATTGGGATGAGGATAAATATTACTTACTTGACGAGTACTTTGATGCAGAAAAGACAACGGAACAACATGCTACCCAGATCCAGAGACTCATTGATCGCTGGGATATTGATTTCATTTATATTGATTCAGCTGCTCAACAAACACGGTTCGATTTCGCGCAAAATTACGATATTACAACCATTAACGCAAAGAAGTCTGTACTTGACGGAATTGGACATGTCTCCAGTTTGGTTGACAACGACAAACTTTATGTTGACCAACAAGCGAAAGAAACTCTCATTTGTTTAGAAGCGTATCAGTGGGATCCTAACCCAAATCTGATGAAAGAAAGACCTAAACACGATAGAGCATCACACATGGCAGATGCTTTACGATATGCCCTGTACTCATTTGAAACTGCCTCTATTTCGTTTTGATGATACCTGAGAAAAATAGTTATTGACAAGTTAGTTTAAACTCGATATAATTCTTTAAATGAAAATGTAGGAACCGAAGCAAATGCCTAAGTTAAAACGAGATGTTGTAAAGTATGTACGAGACAAGGCAAAATCTAGGTATGAAAAGGCATCCGCTTGTAGGATTTGTGGTGGAACAGAACAGTTAGAATTTCACCATTACTACAGTTTAACACCGCTGTTAAATCAATGGTTGCTAAAAAACAAACACGACCCAAAGTACATACAAGCACTTCGGGATGATTTTATAGAAGAACACCATGCTGAGCTATATGAACATACAGTTACATTATGTCATACTCACCATTTACAACTTCATTCAATTTATGGTAAAGACCCAGGATTAGGAACAGCAAAGAAGCAGGCACGATGGGTACAAATTCAAAGAGAAAAATATGGCTTGGTATGACAGATTAATAGGTAGGAAACCACAAGATTCAGAAGAAGAAAAGTTGAATCTTGGAGGCAGAAATAGCTATAGTGATATAGAACATTCAAGAGAGCCAGCTTATAGCTATGAATTAGCCTACGAAGATTTAGAAATTGTAAACCGTGGCGTTAATATGATTGTTGACGACGTGGCAGAGATACCCACTCTTGTATCAAGAGAGAATAGTTTTAGAGGTATCATACCAGGAATAAAAAGAGCAAAAGTGGAGACGCTCTTAAATAAGTCTCCAAATCCGTATCAAGATATAAACAGTTTTAGGCGTAACTTAATTACTGATTACTTGATAGACGGAAACATATTTATTTATTTTGATGGTGCACATATGTACCATTTGTCGGCAACTGATGTACACATTCATGCAAGCAGAGAAACTTATATAGATAAGTTTACACTTCATGACACTACATTCAGCCCTGACGAGATTATTCATGTAAAAGAAAACTCGTTTCATTCAATTTATCGAGGAGTTCCAAGGCTAAAACCTGCACTCCGTACGATGGTTCTAATGAAGTCGATGAGAAAGTTTCAGGATAATTTCTTCAAAAATGGAGCAGTACCAGGATTGGTACTCAAGTCACCAAATACTCTTTCTGAGAAAATTAAAGAACGTATGTTAGTATCATGGCAACAGAGATACCAGCCAACTGGTGGTGGCAGACGACCTTTAATTTTAGACGGTGGAATGGAAGTAGATTCGATTACAAATGTAAATTTTAAAGAATTAGACTTCCAAACTTCGATAGAAGAGAATGAAAAGATTATTTTGAAGGCGTTGGGAATCCCACCAATTATGATGGATTCTGGTAACAACGCTAACATTCGCCCAAATATGCGCATGTATTATCTTGAGACTATACTACCTATTGTTCGAAAAATTAATCATGCAATGGAAAGATATTTCGGTTTTGAATTACGTGAAGATATTAGCAACATACCAGCTTTACAACCAGAGCTAAGAGATTCTTCAAGTTACTACACAGCACTTGTAAACGGAGGAATCATTACAGCAGCAGAAGCACGTAAGGCATTAGGTTTTGACTTTTTAGATGGAACAGAAGAAATTAGAGTACCTGCGAATATAGCAGGATCAGCCGCCAACCCAGACGAAGGCGGAAGACCAGTAGAAACAGAGGAAGAATAATGGGAAGTATTAGAAGAAGAGATGTAGCACTCAAAGCAATTGCAATGCATATGCTTGAGCATGGAAAAGTTTTAACAAAGCGTGAGTATGAACTCATGAAAGGAAAAGCAGAAGTTCGAGTAGGAACGCTTATGAATATGTTTGGAAGCTGGAGTCGAATGTTGACTATTATGGAGAACAGTCTTCCAGAAGTGTGGGCAGAGATTAAAGAGAAAGAAAATCCTAAACCTAAACCTGTTCCACCAAAAGTACCAAAGCCAGCAGTAAAAGCTTCGGTCAAGCCTGCTACGGCAGTAAAAAAGGATAAAGATGATGAATAAAATCTTTAATCTAACGTCTACTTTCAAAGCCCACGAAGGCGATGATGGATCTGTAATGATCCGAGGAATGGCCAGCACAGCTGACTTCGATCGCGCGGGTGACTCTATTTCAGCCGAGGCATGGCAAAAAGGTGGACTTAAAAACTTTGAAAAAAATCCAATTATCTTATTTAATCACGACTATGATAAGCCAATTGGTAGAGCCACAGGAATCAAAGCTGGCTCTAATGGTCTCGAGTTAGAAGCCAAGATTAGTAAGGCTGCGCCTGCTAGTGTTGCTCAACTTGTTAAAGACGGTGTTCTTGGAGCCTTTTCTGTCGGTTTCCGAGTCAAGGACGCTGATTATGTAAAGGAAACTGACGGACTAATGATTAAGGATGCTGAGTTGTTTGAAGTTTCGGTTGTATCCGTACCTTGTAACCAAGCAGCTACTTTTTCGCTCGCGAAGTCTTTTGACTCTACCGAAGAGTACGAAGCCTTCAAAAAAACTTTCACTAATCGTGTAGATCTAGCAGGTCAGTCTCTGGCTAAGGAAGAAGATATATCTTCGGCAATAGCTAGTGACACACCTAAGAGTGCGGAGCAATCCGCAAATCAGGAGATCAAGATGGAAAATCAAAACATCGACTTGGAAGCTTTTGCAAAACAAGTAGCTGATGAAACAGCCGCTAAAATTGCTATGAAGCAAGCCGAGCAAAAAGCAGCTGAAGAAGCAGAGGCCAAAAAAGCCGCTGATGCCGAAGCTGAAAAAGCTCAAGCCCTAGAAGCGGAAGAGATTCGCGTAAAGACTGGAATACAGACTGGCGTAGAGGCTCTTATGGGTGACGTTCAACAGCAGTTGAATGAAAAAGACGCAAAAATGGAAGAAGTACTTGCTAAGTACAAAACTGAACTTGAAGAGAAGAGTGCAGAGATTGCAGCAATGCAACAAAGCAAGAAAGTATTTACTGACCGTTCAGAGAAGAACTCAAAAGGTGAAATCTCTAAGTGGGGTAAAGAATTCTTAAATGCACACATGTTAGGTGTAATGACTCGCAAGGGTTGGAACACTCAGTACGCACAAGACCTTCAAGAGAAAGCAGGTATTGACTACACAACTAATGCAGGAGACATTGATCAGGAAGTATCTGGATTGATTGAGAAAGAAATCCAAAATGAGTTACGAGTAGCTCGTTTATTTAGAGAGATTCCTGTAAATGGAGCCGCAACCGTACTACCAATCGGGGTAGACGTAGAGCCTGCAGTATTTGGTACTAATGCAACTTCTGGAAACTTAGAGAACAGAGGCGCATCAGATAGCACTTACAAGGCGAAGCAAGTAATTCTAAATGCTCACAGACTAATCTCATCAACCTTCATGGATAATGAGGTAGACGAGCAGGTATTAATTAACTTAATGCCACTACTTGTAGAAGGTGTAGCAAGAGCACACGGAAGAGCAGTAGAGAACGCCATTATCAATGGTAACTCAGGATCACCAAGTGGTCTTGTAAACTTTGCAGCTGAGCACGTGGGCGGCAGAAGAGACATCTCTGATGGTGACTTAGTAACTGCAACAAACCTCCTTAACATGCGTAAGGAAATGGGTAAGTATGGTCTAAATCCAGCAGACGTAGCTTATATTGTTAGCCAGGCTAGCTACTATGATCTACTCTCAGATTCTGCCTTCCAGACATTGGATGAAGTAGGAAATGATTTAGCGGTACGAGTAACTGGTACAATCGGAGCGGTCTTTGGATCACCAGTAATTGTATCAGAGGAGTTCCCTGCAGATAACACTGCTGGAAACATCTGTGCCCTTGCAGTATACACACGTAACTATGTAATCCCAAGATTGCGTGGAGTACAAGTAGAGCAAGATTATGAAGTGATGAATCAGCGACGAGTAATTGTTGCAACTCAATCACTTGGATTCGAAGAAGTTGTAGCTGGTGACGGAGCAGGAAATGAGCCATCAGTTAAGATTGCATTCGTAGCATAATCATACTTAACAGTATAGAAACTAGGGGGAGTTTACCTCCCCCAAGTTTTTACTAATGGACTTATAATATGGCAGACTTAATAACTTTAGAAGAATATAAAGATGCAGAAAATATAAATACAACGAAAGATGATACACGTCTTTCTGCTCTTATCGTATCTGTAAGTCAATTAGTAAAAACTTATTGTGCAAACTCAATTATTGATTTTTATTCAACAAATAAAACAGAGACTTTTAATATTGACTGGAATAGTCATATTGTTCAACTTACAGAAAGTCCAATAGTTGAAGTATCTCTTGTACAAGAAAGAGATTCTTATCAAGAGAGTTACACTACTCTTACAACAACTGCACATGAATATTTTTTAGATGAAAA